GTAGCGGGCAGCGTGACCGTATGGCTCGTAGCTGTAGCTGAAGAGGCCCCAGTAGTTCTGGTCTGGACGGTTGGGAATGCCATTTACGTTCCCAGTCTAAGGAAACGGAATCGGGGCCATGAACCAGCCCCCTTTTAGCCATAGACAACAGTAGCGGTACAGTTGGTCAAGGTGCCGTGTACGTCCGTATCAAACAAGATTCCCTCGCCGGGAAGGATTGCGTTAATCGCCCCCGCAGCGGCTGGGGTGTCAATCTGAAGACGAGTGACGCCAGAAGCGCCACCATCCCGAAGAATAACACTACCAGCCGTTGCTGTAGCGGCGATAAGCACACTCTTGACGCGAGTACGGCTACTTACGACAGCCGTACCTGTTGCAGCCAGATACGCACTTTTTACGTCTGTTTGCATAGTCATGGTAGCGTCTCCCGCTTAGCTATTACGGGCCGGTGACACTGGACGGAACGTAGGTGCCATCAAGTTGACGGACAAGGTACTCGACTACAAGGACTACAGTACCCGCCGACAATCCAGTACCGCCGAAGGTGTACTTGATAGGCAGATCAACCGTACCAATGTTAGCGAGGGTAGCGGCAGCGGCGACGGCAAACGTCATCGAAGACGCAAACGCGGTGGCCGTTGTCAGCGTGAAAGCAGTGGTGGCCGTTGTAGAACCTACAAAAACCGTCAGTGTGGGCGTTGTACCAGTAATACCCGCCGTGTAAAGCGATATGTCTGTAATCAACGAGCCAGCGGGAATCCAAAAAGCCGTTGAAGTAGCAGCATCGCTGTACGTGAGCGTTGCAGACTGCCCAACTATAGTAGCGCCAGTGTTACGAACGAGGCCAGCGGTGGTGCCGGTGGTGTTTTTTACCGTGCCCAAAAGCCACGGACCAAGGTGAGTTGCAAGTCCCATTGAAATATCCTCATGCACAAGTCGCTACGTCATCTGTGCATCGTCCCTCTAGGTAGGGCTGACGTAGCTAAAATAAGTCCTAGACCTTCTACCTATATACCCTTAGATGATTGCTACGTCAATAAAAAGACAAAAAAACGCCCCCACGAGGAGGGCGTAAAAGCCGGGGGTTCACCCCGGCTACCTGCAAGAGAAGCTAAATCAGGTGGAACCTGACGAGCCAAACACGCCAAGCGGGTCCGACCAGCCGAAGCTGTATCGTTCACGACTTTTGTATCTGACATTTCCCGTGTCAAAATCACCGTCCATTGAGTTAGCCAGCGGGGTGCGGACGAAGTGCTTCAGGCCATTGGGCACATCCGTCATCATGAACCAACCATTGGTGTCAGTGAGGAAGTGATTGACCTTGTAGCCTTCCGGGATCGAGCCCATCGCCTTCAGCGCGTTGATGTCGTTGTCAGTGGTGCCGACACGGAGTTCCGTATCCAGCAGTCGCTTAGCAACAAACATCAGTGCCGGGGGTACAACGAGTTTGCGGGGCTTGGCTGCGATCAGCAGACCACGCTCATCGGTCCATGCTGCTACTTGAATTACCGCCGCCTCAAGGGAGGTTTCGTTCAGGTCAGCTTGGGTCGTGAATGTGTTGCTGTTGTTGCCACCGGATACCAGTGGGTGAGCGGTCGAGAACAGAGCGGCTCCATCACCGCCTGCATAGGCAGCGGAGAAACCGTTGTTCAGAACCGAAGCAGCCTTAACCTGCTTGGTGTACGCCATAGCACGGGCGAGCGACTTGGTGTAGCGCTTGCTGAGCGAGTCGTACAGGTTATCTTCCACCGCTTCTTCAGTGATGGAGAAACCAAGCGCGATGGTCTCGTGGTTGTAACGGGCAGTCCATGCTTCCTGTGCGTTGTCGTACTGGATAGCTTGGCCTTCGTTCTTCACCGGAGCGGCGCTGAAGCCGGAGAGTTTCGTCTCCTCTTCAAAAGAACGCTCAGAGGTCTCTACTTCGTAGATTTCCTTGTGTTCTTCGCCGTAGGTGCTGTACTCCATGCCGAACAGAGCGTTCAGGCCGGGGAGCAGTTCTTTGAGAAGTTGTGCGCGTGAAATAGCCATTAGTTATTGCTCCCTATCAGGTGCCAGCGGCGATGTTATAACGATGAACGCCGAAGTTCACTTTAACGAGAACTTCAGGCGTCACAACAACAGCCACGGTGCCTGCAACCGTCGCGGTCGAAGCCGTTACAGTCAGAGTGGTCGAGCCAGTTGTAGTGACAGTCGAAGCAGCAGTCAGGAACGAACCCGTGTACTGCAAACCACCGAACACCACGTTGAACACTTCAGCACCGACCGGAAGCACAGCACCGACCGGAAGGCCCGTAACAACCAGCGAGGTCGTACCCGTACCGGAAGAGTAAGTGGCTCCGTAGCTGACCTGCGTGTCCGTTGCGAGTCCCAGAACGCGGAAGCCCGCCGTCGAAGCGCCAGCCGCCGTAGCAGCGATGACACCGTTAGCCGAGTTGCCCGTCGCAGTCGAACCCGTCACGGACGAGTTACCGACCATGTTGGAACCGATGTTGATGGTGTTGGCAGACGAAACCAATGTCGAACCCGCCGAAGCGGTGACAGCGCAACGTACTACAATATCCGGGTCATCAGCGACGACTACCGTGATGTCGCCAGCCAGCGTACCGGAAGGCAGGTACTGCGAGTACAGACGCTGCTTGGTAGCCGGGTTGGTGAAGTAGCAACCGAGGAAGATGCCGATAGTGTTGTTAGCGGCAGTCGAGTTAACCGGAAGCGTGGGGATAACGATGTTACCACCAGACAACGTCACGGGGTCGCCATAGAAAATGGCAGCCGAGTTGTTGTAGTTAACCGAGTACATACGAGTCGAACCCGAAAAGGGTTGCCCGCCGATCAGGTTGATCGGCTTATAGCCATAAGGCTTGTCAATCGTAGGGTAAGCCATTGAAGACTCCTATTAAGGTTTGGTTCCGCGTCCGAAGGACGTAGCGGAGCGTTTCTCGTTAAAGAGCGGCATCCTCTCGTCGTTCGACCGCATAAAGCTATTGTCAACCGCCTCCATCTGATGCTGCGCTTGACGGGAGTAATACTCTGCCCGCTGTTGCGCCATCTCTTCGGGGGCCTTACACAACAGCAACCCACCAATCTCAATGTTGTCCTTGAAACGGGTATTGCTGTTGGGATCGTTAAACATCATCAGTTCCGGTACCTCAGCCGCCTTTACAGGCTCCCAACCTTCCCGAAACTTTGCAGACGCATTGGTAGGGTCCATTTGGCCCATAATGGTCGTCCGAATCCATCTAAATACCCATCCAGCCTGCGGGCGCGGGCTAGGAAGAGTCTCCGGCGGGGCCCATGCTTGCTTTCGCTGAGCGGATTCCCGATTCTCTACTTCACGAGCTAGACGACTATCAGCCATTTTGATTCTCCAGTTTCATCAATTCTCTTGCATACGCTTCGTTGGTCAAGCCAAGTCTCTTGGCAAGCGCAACTTGCGATGGTGTCAGGCGGACCTGACGCGGCGCGGTACTCCGCGTAGCTGGAGCAACCACTGTAGTGGCTGATCTGCGCGCAGTAGACTTAGTCTGCTGCGGTTCAGCGTCCTCGAAATAATCCGAGAACCGCTTCTTCATCGTCTCATTAACTCGTCGGTAGTAATCGTCGCTGCGCGGATCGACACCCGACCGGACCAATTTTTCGTGCAAACCCAATGCGAGGGCGGTCATTTCCTCGTCAACACCGAACCATTGGTTCTTTTCTCGCCATGCTTCAGCCTTTTTATCGACTGTCGCTGTGCGGGGTGTCTGAGCCTGTTGTGCAATTTGTACACTACTATCATCTTGCTGTAAAGAGGGACGAAAGTTTTCTACCTCACGCATCCGAAGTTTTGCGTCGGTAAGAGCTTCTTGAGCATCGGTGATTAGATCAGAGTCACCAAGGTCGTATGCTTGCTTTAGTTTCTCTTTAGCGGTTAATACTTCGGCGGAGGCAGACTTGGTCACCTCATGGACAAAGGCTTTCTCACCCGCACCGAGGGTATAACGAAGTTTTTGGTTCTCTTCATGGGCTCGCTGTGCGAATTGCAGGGCTTCTTCCCGTTCCCGGTGCGCCCGCTCTTTCTCGCGCCGCTCGTCATGCCAGACTTTCTTCATCTGCCCGAGACGTTTCTTGACCTTGTCGGAATACTCTTCCAGATCATCGTTTTCCAGTTCGTCCACTACATTTCTGGGTAGCGGAACGCGGCCACGATCCTCTGGGGGAGCATCGTCCACAATCTCAATTTCTAGATCATCGCTACCGTCAATAGCTTCAATCTCGTCGGGGAACTTGTAGTCTTCGTCAGCCATGATAATTTCCTTTATGCGCGGTACAGACCGCGTGGATCTTCAACGACACCTTCGACAGTATCGTCATTGATGATGCGCCACTCCGTGCCATGAATCTTCAGGCGGGTACCGGAGTACGCCCTGACCAACACGAAATCGCCCACTTTGCACCAAGGCCCGGTCGGAAACCGATCCTTGTCGCTGTAAGCCATATCTCCCATCTTGGCGACGAACAGGACTACGGTAGTCTGCTCCTCGACCCGGACAGTCTCAGTGGCTTTGATCAAGCCGGAATCCCCGTATGTGTCCTCGATCTTGGGGACCATACAAAGAAGGCGGTAGCCTTTCGGTTCAGGCAATTGTCTTGCCTTATCGTCAGCTTCCTCGGCTATGCGTTGCGTTAGTTGCACATTTACATCACTCATCGGCACCTTCCTCTAGGCGTTTTGCAAGGTCATCTATAATTTGCTTTGCGTGGTTAAGACCCTGAATCACCCCACAAAGACGTTGATACTCCGCGTAGTCCTTTACCCCGCCTCGGGTAAGGTGGTCGGATATGGTGTGCGCCTGTTCATCCAGCTTGCTATGCAAGTGAGCGACGGCGGATTGTTGACTCATTCATCCTCCTTTTTCTTGGGTTTACTAGCTTGTTTAGCCTGCGCGACACGCTGTTCGCGGTTATTCTCGACTTCTTTGTTCCGTAGGGAATGCTCACTGCCCATGCGGTAGCCATCCATCTCCTGCTGCGACTCCTTGAGACGCATTTGACCCGCAGAGTCATCCGCACGCATCTTGTTCTGTTCTTTCTTGTTCATCATGTCGTGTCCAAGACGAACGCCATCCAACTCACTGCGTAAATCCATCTCTTTCTCGCGCAGGCGTAACTCGTCCCCACGGGCAGCTACGTCAGCTTGGTCTTTCGTTTTCTTGCGCTCGATCTCAGCCATTTGTATCTGAGCATCTAACTGAAGCTCCTGCCCTTTCAGGTCAGCAAGCTGTTTCTTGATCTGCAAGTCCATCTGCTGCATCTGCACCAGCGGATCTTGTTGTTGCTGTTGGGCCTGCTGCATCTGCGCTTCTGCCTTGTCCTTCTGGAGAAGACGAGCGGCTGCTTGGGATGCAAGTTGCGAAAGCTGTACCTCAATCTCGGGCGGAAGATGCCCGACTTCCTTATCGTCCCCATCAAAATCAGGCGGTGGGGGGAGGGACGCTCCAAGTTGCTTCTCAAGGTCTTTACGGTACTGGAACGCTATATGTTCCATCAGGTGATCGTTTGCTGCGGCCATAATGGCCTGCGCTTTGGGGTTCTGCCCCATGATGGCGGCAATCTTCGGGTCTTGCATCATCGCCATGTGTACAGCGATATGTGACTCATGGTCTTGGTACAGGAACGCCCTGACCGGCTTCCCGCGCATGATCGCCATGTTCTCTGACACCGGGTCGAGCGGCTTCATGTCCGTCTCGTCAGGTATGAGTTTATCTGCGTTCTTGATGCCCAGAGTCTCAATCATCTGCCGGTGAAGCAGTGGCAGGTCATAGATGTCGGGTGAAGTCTGAGCTAGCTGAAGTACCGCTTGGTACTGCACCACTCTCTGGGCAAGTGTGGAGGCGTTGGGGTCAGATACAGGAAGAACGTCTACTTTATCGTAGTCAGACCTTTTAGCGCCCGCGTCCCCAATATTCGGCTCGTAGTCATACTCCTCCGGGGTATTGTCCCGGATAATAGCTGCGAGCAGCTTGAACTCTTGCTTCATGGCGTAGTGGACGCGGGCCTGTATAGCCGACATCACTTTCAACGCCCGCTCCAGAATAGCCAGCGTTGTACCCACCGGAGCTTGACCGGACATATCCCCGATCTTTAAGTCCGCAGCGGCAGCGAACTGCTTGCCGTCTTCTACAATCTGCCCCATCAAGGCCGCCAACGTCTGGCTCGGCTCCTTATAAGGAAGGGGCAGGATGTTGTCCCGGATAGCTCCACTCGGCAGGTCTACATCTCTGAACTCGCCGGGGGCGATGGGGGTGTCGTCTCCCTTGATCCGAAGGCCACGAGCCTTTAATCCACCGGGAAGGTTCGCGAGAGTACCCGCATCAACCAACTGACGAAGGAGGCTTGTAGCCGCCTGAGTATGCCCACCGATGAGGTGGATGAGACCGAAGTAATAGAAGCCGAAGCCGGGGATATATCCGTAATGGACGAAATGCTGTCTGCGGAGCTTGAGCTTATCGTCTTCAAGCCAATTTCGCCGGATGGCAAGGACGGTGCTAGTACCTTTTTCGATGGTGACGATATACGGGAGCGCGATGCCGGTCGGGGTACCTTTCTTATCGACATCTTCAT